AGCCTTTACTGCGAAGTACCACTTCCCCGACGTGACGTGAGAGACGGTGCCGCGTACCCCTTTCCATGTAGAGTTCGCAGCACCCGTGGCTATGAGATCGCTGCCCGACAGAGTCATGTTGGGGCTTTTGTCTGCCGAGTTCCAGACGCAAGCCGCATCCCATGCCGAATACCCGGCAGGGAGAGGACGTTCGAATGCAGTACCACCGAAATTAGCTTCGCAAGCATCACCGTTGTAGCTGGCGAACATGGGGAACTTCGCGCCGGTAACACCCGAGATCGAACGAGTCGTGCTCGGCGTAGCAGCGGCACCAACGAGAACCGATGTCGTGTTGGCGTCGAGATCAACAAGGACGCCGACGCTCGTATAAGTGCCGGCAACCGTCAATCCCGTGACAAGGATATCCTCGCCACGGTTTGTACCGGCCGTATTTCCCCATGCAGTCGCCATCGAGGCTAGACCTTTCTTCGGCTTCTTCGGCTTAGCTGGCAATCTCGATTTGCGCCTTCATGCCGTTGACTTCAGAAGGCGTCCATGCAGCCGAGGTAGCCGGGTTCAAGGCAAAGCGCGAGGACAACCACTGTAGCGATGTCGGCGGCGTGACGCCCGCGTTGTCGCCGTTGCCCGCTGTCGCACCCGACTTGGCTTTGATGTTGACAGTCCTCGCCCCGGCGTCCGTTCGCTGTGCCAGGACCTTGACCTGTACCATGTCAACACCTGTCGGCGTAACCGGAAGATCGGTGACGTTGAAGGAGTCGATATGACCGACCGTGCCATCCTGATTGTACGCAACCGGGAGGGTCGATTGCATGGCGGGCGGCAGCCGGTTGATTTGGTCGTAATTCGAACCCGCTCCTGTCGCCAGCCCCCAAATCGACCAAGTTGATTGCCCCGTCGTGAAGCTGCCGCCAGCCGGCGACGGCGCTCCGGACGTGTAGGTGTTCGCCTTCCGGACGCCGAGCGTGGTATTCGGATCGGATATTTGAGTCGCCACGCTGGTATCGCAGATGTAGCCGATCCAGTACGTTGTACCGCCCGTCAGAGCTTGCGGCGTCACAAGTCCAAGGGATAGCTCTATCCCGGTCGTACAGCCTACAGCCTCCGTGCCGCTCGACAGCAGCGTGGTTGCCACTCCCGCCGTATCGCCGTAGATCACACCCTTGAACTTTGCCCCGGCGCTCGTAGCACGAGGCATAATGCTGATGCTGTTGATCGTCATATTGACGGTAGGCACGACAGGCACAAGAACAAGCTGATTTGCGCCAGCCGCATTCGTGCTGCTGGTTATCATCTTGTGGAAATTGCCGACGAGCGAGCGCGCCGGGGAGAACTGTACAGCGTCATCCGTCGTGATCGGCAGACCGTCAACGATCCGGTCGCTGGTGATCGTGGCATCGGCAGCCGTGTTGTCCTGAATGAAGAAGTCGCCGAACCCCATCTTCCCGTTCGTTGTCGCGCGACTCTGAAGACGCCACCGATTGACATAGCTGTTCGCGGTAGCACGAGTGTTTTGGCTGGTTAAGCCGCCCGACGTAATATCTACTCCGTCGAGCCATATCCGGATCGTCCCTGCCGATGGATGGGTAGTGACATCCACAACGAGGTAGTGACGAATGTTGGAGAGGATCGTTGCAGCCGACGTAAAGAGGACCGTCCCGCCGTTGAGATCGCCGCGAGTGAAGATGATTCTCCCGAGACTGTCTACACCGCAACCCCATTGGATCGTTCCACCGTCAAGGCCACAAACCCCGCCTGAGAACACTCCCAGGTTCGTCATGAACGAGAAGCCGAATCGAACTCGGCTGTAGTTGGCCGGCATCGTATGATCGATGCTCATGACGGTGTTGCTGTCGTTTGCCATCATCAGCAATGCGGCAGCACTGCTACCGCCGAGCCCGTTGATGATGCACATTTCGCCGAGGAAGACGCCGTAGGAAATGTATTCGGCCAACAACCCCTGAGAAGCGGACGGAAGAATTGTCCCGTTGCTGCCGGCTCCCATGATGTTAGCCGGTCCCGAGTATGCCGCAAAATTCTGCGCGAGCTTCGGAACATATCCTGCGAAGCTTTCGATGAAGAACGGAACTGCCATCTGTTATCTCCTGTTAAGGCGCGGGCTCATAGCCGACAAGCGATCCGAACGGACCCTTGAACGTGGTATCCGGAACTGTCGGCGCGAGAATCCGGAGAACGTCATCTCGCAAGCATTCAATATCGACTGCCGATGAGTCGAGGACCGACACAACCACGGAGCCGATCCCGATGGTGATCTCCCCGACATCGGCGAACGTCAGCGGTGTAGCTGCATCGGCCTTCTGTAGCCTGAACACGACATCGGCAGCGGCAACCGCCGTCCCGCCGAACGTTGTACCGCTGCCTCGATAGTCGCCGAAGTCTGCCGGGATCGTGAAGTCGAATGGCAGCTTGAGGTAGAAGATTTCCTGATCGGCCGAAAGAATGGATGTCGGATCGGCACCAAAGCCGAACGCCCGCATCGGACGGACGTTGATAAACTTAGTTGCGGTCGTGTCGTAAACGATGACATCGTTTTCGTTCAGCGACGAGAAATCGAATAGGCTCTCAACCGGAGTAACCGCGACATCTTCGTTCCAATCGGAACCGTCGTACTGATACCACGTCTGCGTGTCTACGTTCCACGCCCGCCAGCCGTTTTTCGGCGTAAGGAAAATCCAGTCTCGGGTATCAGGGTCCTCAAGCTTAGTCCAGACAGCGATCTTGTCTTCCTGCCCGGTCCATGCCCCGGTCGCAGTAGGACCAACGATGTATCGATCATCGGCTGCCGGCGAACCGGGAGGCGTAGACAAGATTTCCAGAATCGCGAGATGCGTGATCGCGTCAAGGTTCCGGAAATTGGTATCGTAGCTTGTTCCCCATCCATCCTCATGAGCAATGAAGCCCCAAGTCAGACCGAGATTGCCGCCAACAAAGCTAGGCATTACGGCGGTCCTCCACCGAAGTTAAATCCGAAGTCATCACCGAAGCCCGCCGACCGTCTGACTATGAACAAGTAGCTCTGCCACGATTTCAAACTGTCACGTTCCGATTCTACCCTAAACCAATAGGAATGCAAGTTGCCATCAGCGGCGTCCATTGTACTGTCGTAAGTGAAGCCGTCCGTCGAGATCAAAGTCTCAGTACGAATCGGAGCATCAACTGCCGGATCGTCTAACCCGTCATAGACGTAAACGTTGTAGGTCGTGCCCGCTTCCGGCCCTGTACTAGCTTGATCATGATCTACGAGGAAATTGGCTTGGGTAATACGATCCCGATGCGCCCATTCAAGAATGATATCCCCGTCTACAACTTGAGCGAGTTCGAACGCGATGCTGTTGATCATCAGCTTGCCAGGAGGATAGGGTCTACCTTGCCTCCCGCCGATCTCTATCTCATCCTCAATCGCGAGCGATAAACTCAGTTTATCGTTCGTTGTCCTCGTCAACAGTTTCACGTCAACGATCTCTCCCGTCGAATAGTCGCGGAAGTCGCTCGTCGGCATGTTGGTCTGAAACCAAACCTTATCCCCGGTGATAAACACATGAGGAACCGTGTCTATACAGCCACGTTTGAGAGTTGCTGTCCCGGTTTCTATATCGATGGCGTCTAGCTCGCAATACTCCTGCTGTGTCGGATCGTCTGCGCTCACAAGGAGGATCGGTATCCCGGTCGCAGTGATCAGAAACGAGTTAGTCACACTCCCGAAGTTCAACGCAGTGGAGTGCAGCGGAATACTTGTGGTTAGCTCAGCCCCGGCGTCGAACCCTGCGATGGTCCGCTCAACATAGTCCGTCTCAAGGGATGTCTTACTGGCTACGACGTAATCCGTCGAGTACCCGGATGGCGGCTCGGCGAATATCTTCGTAAGCCCGGTGTCTTCTGTGATCACGCCGAGTTCGCCGGGCGGTATGGACTCGGAGAGATCGTAGTACGTCATCTCGTCAACGAGCCGGCTATCGATGACGCGCGCTGTACGATCAGGCGGAACCCAATACGACGGCTGCGGCGTAACGAATGAAGCATCTGGCAGGGAGAACACGTCCTGAATGGCGACAATCGTAATCGTCTCATCGTCAATCGGGCCGTCCTGTATTTCGCCAGCCCGCACGATCAGGTTCTCTATACCACGTTCCGGAACGTTGATCTTGAACACGTCACCCGGATTGATGTACCAAGCTACCCGGTCAAACTTCAGCTTGTACTTCCGGATGTCGCTCGCATTCATCTGAAGATCGCGTTGCCCGACGCGAGCGGCGAGCGTGGCAGTCGGCAGTCCAGGGTATTCCGCCGTCACGCTGATGATCGAACCGAGAGCCTGAAACGATGCGAGGTTCTGAACACGAAGCGATCCGGTCTTACCGCTCACAGGATCGGTGTACTTCACGATGATCTCGTTAAACGAGGTATCGCTTGACGTAACCTCGTCTTCAATCACGTCGAGCAAACCGTTCTCAAACGTGAAGGCTACCAGCAAATCATGATCATAGTTGTCACGGATGAGGTTCAGCTTGATCTTCCCGCTCTGCCGGTCAATGAACAGCGCGGCACCGATATGATCAACCACCTGCTTGACGAAAGAATCGATGTTCCCTTCACGGTTCCATTTCATGCAAAGGCCGAAGCCCTCGTTGTAGAGAGACTGTGCGGCGAACTGAAACGTAGCCGTGTCGATAAACTCAGTTGGAAGCCCTCTGCCCCATATCGTATTCGTGAGGCATTCGTATAGGATATGGGCAGGGTTCATGGCGCTGATGCCGCCGCCCTCACTGCTGATGCTCGTAAAAGCTCCATGTCCATAGTGAACATCTACGGAGGCAGGGAACAGCAGCGTGACAGTCAGCCCGTTGACCGTGGCGTTGACATCATACAGAGAGGACGATTGCGCGTTGCACATTGCGCCGAACGCCGCAGCCGTGGCTTCTGCATCCGCACCAATCTGAACGTTGGTAAATGGAGGACCTGAGACAATCGTAAAAAAGTCAACCTCAACCTCTCCGATGAAAATCGAATCACCGGAATGCGGCTGCGTATTGAAAGTTATCAACGTCAACGGCGAGGAAGTCATGGGGATCAACGCGAGCCCCGATTCCCATACGTCTGTATCCCATCCGGCAGTCGTGCGGCCTACCTTGAAGGTCCAGGGCTTCGGGTACGGATTGTTCGAAGAGATCAGGCCGTAATAAAAGACGGACGTAACGCCTCGCCAGCCCGGTACAGGAAAGCCGCCTTCGATATTGTCGGTGATGATGGTATCGATGGTCTGAGTCGACTCCCCCATGAACAGCTTCGCGGTGCCGTCGATACCGCCTTCCTTCTGATCGCCGCCGAACAGGTTCGGTTGATTGATCTCGAAGAAATCGGAAGCCGACAACGTTTCCGACCACGCTAAAAGATCGCCGACTCGAACTTCATACAGCACGTTGACCGGACCACGGCATAGACCCTGTTGCAGAGACATGAAGTACCGATAGCCGGTGACTTGGGAAGTCGAGCCGCCTTTACCTGTTGACATTGGCAGCTTCCTTCCGTGCGATCTCAACCACGGGGTAAGCCAGGGAATCGGATGTCGCTAGTATCCGAGAAGCGGGAATGCCTGTCGTAACGAACTCAGTCCAACTCAAGCCGTGGCGCTTAAACCAAAGGCGCGGCTCTCGGTTGCACATACCGGCCGCGCGTAGGTGTCGGACGTGAATTAGTAGTTCGTCGCTCACTTCTTCCCGCCGCCTGAAGAGGTACGAATCGCCTGATTGCTCAGGTTGCCGTAGTACAGGATAAACGGATCGTCTATCCAAACGTCTCCGAATACAACTGTCTGCGGTGTACCCTCCTCGTGCTGCGGGAAGTTGAAATCGTTCAGCGTAGCCGGCGCAGGCGTAGTGACTGTCGGCTTCTTCGCTGTAAGAGCCGTGATCGTATAGCTGACGATCAGTAGACCAAGTGCGAAAAGAAATTGCATCTACGGACGCCGACTCTTCGGTTGATGAGAACGGATATGCCGCTGCAAAAGATGATCGTGATGTCGCGGCTTCTTCGTCGGGCCGGCGTACCGAAGCGGGCCGACATTCCACGTCATGACTTCCGCCATGACTTCTTCCCTCATAGGATCGAGGGCGATCATCTGGCTCTTGTGCATGAAGACACGTTGAACCGCGTTTCGTTGAACCGCGTAGTCCAAGTTTCGGAAAGCTTCTGCAAAGGCTTCCCAGGTTTGACCTTGAGTAATGAGAACAGTCATCAGAACACCGGGTTTCCGTCGAAGGGATTCCTACCGGGACTATGAGGGAAACCGCCGTAATTTGCAAGGTTGTTGAATTTCGCTACACAGACATCGATTGTTCTATTGCATCCGGGGTAAGAAGAAATCACGTCTCCTACAGCCATACCTACAGGCAATCCGGTAATGGTGATATCGTTCCCGACATGAGTAACAATCATACGACGTTCCATCATGCCGGAAGGAAGAATGTATTCAATGAACCCGCCATCGAACCATCCATCGTCCTGTGCGCCGAACTCGTCTGCCGAGATCGTCAGCCGGTCGATTGCCGTCACCGTGGCTGGTATTAGGAAGTCAGCCTTGTTCATCCGGCATGTGTTGAGCATGTACAGGATATGAGGGCAATTCTTTTGATAGCCATACCTCAAGCCGCTACGACGCAGCGAGGCAGACACCATAGAGCAACGGACCTTGGCCGTAAGGTTGTCCGTCTGATTGATACCGTTGACGGTTCCCTGCCATATCAGGAGAGCATCGGTAAGGACGGTAGGGGCATCCCCGTCGATATCATCGATGTCGCCAA